CCTATTCCGAAATTATCGGCTAATTCTGTGGTAACTTCAGCAGCACTTCCAGCTGAATATCCTAGTCTGGCCATTTCAGCATCAGCCTGCATCAAGTCACCAGCAAATTGTTGAACTCCTATTGCTCCAAATTGTTCACCAATTGCATCTAAATTAGATGAAAAAGATACCAATAAAGCAACTGCAGCTGTCAATGCAGCAGCTCCCATTGCAGCTGGATTTTTGACTATTTTAGAAAAATCGCCTATTTTTGAAGCCATGCCACCCGTAAGTGAATCCATTGATTCCATAACTTCTGCAGATGCATCTAATGCTTGTTTATGTGCTATTTCAGCTTTAAGAAATTGTTCAAATTCTTTAGTCATTTCACCAGCATTATCTTTTTGGTATTGCATTATATCATTTATATCAGCATTTCCAGCAGCAATTTTTTCTAACATTTTAACTTGAGATTGTGATTGTTTTTCTGATAATGCACCTTGATCTGCCTGATTCATCATAACATCTAAAACTTGTTTGTGTACTGCTCCCCTTTTTGCAGTAGATTTATCTATAGATTCTGCACTTTGTAATATTTTTTTTTCTAAATCGTCAGTTTCTTCTAGTGCTTTATTATAAGCTATTTTACTTGCTAAAATTTTATCTTGCTTTTTGCCTAAATCTTCAGTTATTTTACCCTCTTCAAGAGCAGCTTTATTAGCTTCATCTTGAGCAGCTTTTTTCTCTTTGTAATATTTAAGTCTTGCTTTTTGTGCAGGTGTTAAGGCCATTTATTATCTCTATTTTATAAAATCTGATACTGAAAATCTTGGTAATGGTGGATAGTCATCAGGTAACCATTTTCTGTTCATTTTCTCTAATGTATCTAATTCATTATTTAATTTGTCAACACTACCTTTAAGTTTACCCATAGCTTGTTTTTTACTTTTGCCACCAAATTTAGGAACTTTTTTGACAAATTTAGCTAAAGCACTTAAAAAACCCTCTTCTATTTTTCGAGACGATTTAAAGTATTGTTCGGTTAGGATATTTGATTTATCCATATATGATTTCTTTGGCATATTATTCTCCTTATAGTATGCATTAACTCATATATAAATATTAAGATTGTGTAAAATTATCGTTTAAATCTTGAAGAATAGTTTGGTATTTTAGGTCCAGAAATAGAAGATGAAGAAGACCTTTTATTAGCTTTTTCTATTTTTTCATTTTCTTTTTTCTTAGCATCAATCAGTTGTCCTAAATAAAACTTTCTCAAGTATACAGGCATATTGTAAACATCAGAAAAAGTAAACCCTTCTCCATAATAAACTAATTGGAATATAGATTCATGTAATTTTGGTTTATATGTCGGTGTCAGGCCAAAAAAAGTTGGCGGTCATAGGTATTGCTACCTCGACCATCTCTCCTCCCAAGTCCACCTCTTGTGTTAAGTCTATATCTGGTGAAACTCTTTTTACTTCTTGTCTGAAAGCTAATGAATCTCTTGCAAGAATATTTTTTGAAAAATTATTAACAACTTCTGGAGAAGAATCTCCATCTACAGATTTTATTAAATACCTCAATCTTGTAGATATTTCAGGTGATGCACCACGACTGACTTTATTAATTCTTTTCAGTTCTATAGCTATATCATCTTCATCTTTTCCTGTTAATATATTATATTTTATTGATTTTTTAGATACTGGTAATGTAAATTCATAACCATTTTCATTTAATTCCAAATCTTCGGGTAATTTTTTAAATGGACATTCTGTTAAATCAAATTCAACATTTACTAAATCTCCAGTTTTAGGATCTATAATTTCAGCTTGATATTTTGGTCCATAAGCTAATATCCTAGCAGCTACCATAACTGCATTTTTATCACCCAATATTAAATCACCTGTTGAAACACCTTTAGTTAAAATAAGTGAATCTAAAAGTTTTGTTATAACAACACCTTTTTTAATTAAATTATCAGATGTTAAAATATCTTCTTCTTTTGCAGTCATATATTTTAATTCAATTTTACCTGATGCTAATGGTGAATCTTTTGAATAACATTTACCATTACTTGGTAAATCCACTACTTCACTTGGAAATTGTTGTTTATCTGCCATTCTATACCTCCGTTGCTCTTCTAAACCACCCTAAATAGAATTTTTCTTGTTCTGGTTTAGCTGTTATTAAATCTACATAATACTTTACTCTGAAAGCCCTAACCCTATCTAACTCGACACCCTTAAGTGCTCCGATTGTCATTGGTCCTAAACCACCATCAACTTCTATCTTTCTACCTTTATTGACAGCTGCTCTTTGTAGAACCTTTACTGCAGTTCTCTTACCCATATTTACACACATATCAAAATAGATATGCCATAAATTCTGTGGTAAGGATTCGACACGATTTCTATCCCAATAATCTTTTTTATAGATTTCTGTTGCTTGTTCTATTGTTAAATTCTTAATATCAACATCTGGATAAAACCTTTTAGTGATTCCATACTTCGTTTCACCACCTAAATCTTTAGGGTCATTTACATAACCACCTTCGTGTTCTAAAACCTTTTCTATAATTTCTTTAAAACTTTTCATAAAACCTCATAACTTATTCATATATAAATATATACAAAAACAAAAAAACCCTCAAAAATTTTTGAAGGTTTTTCCGTTGTGGTGTGTGGTATTTAAATTCTATTAGAATTGTAAAATAGCGTAATCATACCTTAATGTTACTGTAATATCTGTTGGATCACTTGCATCAAACGATAAAGCACCAAAGTTAGCTGATGTTATGAAAGCACCTTTTAAAGTCCATTCTTCTACTATGTCACCTACAGGTCCTAACAATTGAATATTACAATCTTTCTTATAAAAATCAGAGTAACCATCTCTTCCAGTTACTGATTCGTGTGACAATCTAACCCATTCCATAACGGATTGAGC